CTTGGCCGAGTTTTTTTCTATTCTTTTCTTTGTTTAGAAAAAACTGGGCCGTACTGAAAGGATCGTAACGTCTTTTGTATAAAGGATCTATTCGTTTCTGTGCGGCCGAACGAATGCGTTCTCTGAACGAATTCTTTTTAGTTTTATCTCTGCGATTGGCTCGCATGCCACGTATTTTCTGTGTTCTCTTACTTTTCGGTTCTTTAGGAGAACGCATGTATAAATCATACTTAGAGATGCTTCCTTCGGAAGTAAGTGTGAATTGTTTTAATTTTTGAGAAATTGAATTGGCAACGTTAAATTCACTTTTGTCATAAACGGCATCGCCGTATTGTGATTTTAAGAAATTGTCAGTGAAGTCTTCTAGGCCTTGACGGGAACCAGAAAAGCCCGAAGCTCGGGCTACACGTTTGACAATACCACGATAGTTTTGACGTTTTAATGGAGAAGATCCACTGTACCATTGATTTTTACCAATTGAGCTTTCGTCGGTCATCTAATTCTACTTTCGTTTTGTCTCTGTTTTAACTTCTGGTTTTCTTCCTCAATATATTGAATCAACATAGCAACATAGATTTCTCTTTCCCACGGTATCATATTCTCAAGTTCCGTTAGGCTATACTTATGGTGCTGCACTAGCGAGAAATTAGTTTTATAGTAATTTCTCAAATTATCATGACAAAAGGTTAGCCGAAAAAACTTTCAAGGCCCTCAACATTCATTGTGTGTTCAAAACCACAACGTGAACATTTCATTTCAACTTTTTTAGAAAGTGTTGGAAGATTTACAAAGAAGTCTTCAATCTTGTTGAATTGTTGTTGATTCAATGACTCAACAAAAATAACGACTTCTTGGCGCTCAATTTCTTTTGTATAATAAAATTGTTCACCGTCATAGATATATTCAATGGAATCTGCAATCATCTCGAAAGCAACTTCATTCATATTGGTTAAAGCGGACAAACGGGTAATAACAGAAAATTCCGGATATTTCAATTTAATAGAAATCTTATCGGTGAGTTCGATAATATCCTGTTTTTCTTTAATGTTTTCCACTTTAATATCAAGGAGGTTCAAATGTACTTCCATAATATTGCCACATTTTTCACCTTCGTTGCTTTCATTGTCGCAACGATATTTGTTCTCCACAATTTCGCCAACGGACCTTGCACGAAGATTTAAAAAGTAATATTCAACATCCAATACAGGAAGAGTGTTGATATCAATGTCCCCGGAGATAGTGCAATTGATAAGAACTTGTTTAATATTTTTTTCGATGGCAGCGGAATCGTCTGACTCCATTGCCATTAAAAGGTTGCGTTGCTCTTTAACGAGGAAAGGTCTAAATTGAATTTTCTTTTTAGACAGTGGTAATTCTAAATCAAATACCGGTGAATCGATTTTTGGTAATGCCATAATTTACTCCATAATTATTTTACAATAGTTTCGCCAGGACCCAATGTAGATTGGGCCGACAAATCGTTGCCAAGTGTTGAGTTTGTTACAATTGGTGGTGTAATAAAAGATGCAATAGCATTTTCCAATACTTCCATACCAAGTGCTTCAACTGAATTGTTTCTCCAGCTTGTATAAGCAAAAGTAACGGTAATTTTGTGATAACCTTCAGAAGACCAATTAAGGTCCATTTGGTTAATATTTTTAGGATATGCGTCAATTAAATCAACTGAATAGCTAACTTCATTTTGCATATCGTATTGATTAATGCGGAGAGGAACTGCATAATCAGCTTTATATTTTAAGTTATAATTTAATGTTGGATTAATCCATTCCAGCCAAGCATCAAAGAATTTCTTTTCTGTCATATCATCACCAACAATAAAAGTCAATGTGATATCACCATAAGAAGTCATAAAAGGGAATTGTTCAACAACACCATAAACTTTCATGGGTGTGGTTGTGATAGAACGGCCAGGCAACTCAGCCATTTCACATCGCATCGTCAAACGACGAGCATCCTTTCGGTAAGGAATCATACCAAGCGGAATTGGGAGTGACACATCGAAACGACTCGGACGAGCCAATTCTGTGTTGAAACTTGCTTTAAAATCTGCGATTGATCCGGACATTATTCTCTACCTGCTATTTGGTTTAGTGAATCTTTATACACTTTAGGTTTTGTGGCCTTTTGGAAGTTTGCTGTCGGTAAATAGATAGCAGTTTCCCATTCGTTTGGTTTGATAGCTTTCATCTTAGAACGAACTTGTTTATTCAAGTAATGTTTAATACAAGGTTTAAATTCTTTATAACGTTCCGTCGCTTTCAAGATATCATATGTGACCATCAACCGTTTAGGTTCATCGTTGCTATTATATACAGCAAAATCGGTGAGCTTATCTAAGAAAGCTGCACGGACAAGCGGTGGCAAATAGTGCAAATTTAAACCAAGAAAACCTGGTTCGCCAGAGGCGCCAGGTTTAAGATGTAGGGGTATGACTAATGGGAATGTGTCATAATAAGGCAGTTTTTCTTTTGTTGCGGGATCATACACGAATTGGTATAAACCACCCATTTGAAATTTACCACCACGTGATTCAGCTAGAATCTCCATTGCCAACTTGACAGGTGAAGTTCTTAGATCACGCACATTTTCTTGCAACCACAAAATAGACTGTCGACCTAAGAATACTTGGTCGAGTGCAGTCTTTTGTTGTGCAAGTTCAGTAAGGGTTGATATTTTTTTTGTAGCCATCCAGTATTTATACTAGAATCGGTACGCAATTAAATCATAATTGTCTATAAATGTCTTATAACCATGATTCTCAAGAACCCAGCGCATCCATACGGTCTTGTTGTAGGTAATATGAGCAATCTCAATCTTATACAAATCTGAGCGCAGGCCATTCTGTAGCAATTGAATGAATACATTATAGTCATAGCCTTCGGTGTCGACCTGAACAAAATCAAATGTGTTACCGTATTTTTCGTATAGTTGATTGATGGTGATCGTGGAGACTGTCTGTGGTACCAAATGAGGAACAACATCGGCAATATAATTTTGAGGTACAAGAGTGGAGCAACCATCGGCCCATTCAGGAGCTTCAGACATTTTATCTGGCGGAACTCTCCACATTTCGGTTGGACCGCCATCATCGGAAATGGCCGAGTTCTCAAACTTCAGACCATCTTTAAAGGTGTAGTTGGTAATAAGTTTCTCAAACATATCGGGCAGAGGTTCAACAAGGACGCCTGTCCAATTTTCATTTGCCATAACATAATCATATAGTTCGTCATGCTTGACTCCATCCATAGCACCAATCTGCAAAAAATGAACTTTGCCATTTTTATTTCTGTTATACAGATTCAGTATCTCGATGAAGGTCTTGGGCTGAGTCGGTGCAGTTTTAGTTAACCATTCCATTTCTGCACGGGTGTCATCGGGTTTATACCAACCCTCAGAAGTATTCAAGTTGATAAGGGACTGAAAATATTCCTTGTACATCTTGCCAACTTTTTCGAAGTTGTAGTTTTCAGCAGCCCAATCTCGACAGGCCTTAGGAGAAATTGTATCAATGTTCTTAGCAGCCCATACGAATTGCTCAAACGTCCTGCAACGGAAACCGGTTACACCATGCTGCACGGTCTCGGTGAATGCACCCCAATCGACAGTGATGACAGGTGTTCCCGAAAGCATAGCTTCAATGGCAACATAGCCAAATGGTTCATTATATATTGTGGGACAGAATAGACCTTTTGCGCCAGCCATCAACTTCTTGCGTTTCTCAACGTCAGCATACCCCACATATTCAACATGTGGTGGCCAACCATTGGGTAGATTGCAATCATGTGGGCCCATAGTGGTTCCAGCTAGAATCAACTTAACACCAAGTTTCTCGGTGACTTGTGCCGCAATATCGACACCTTTCGACCAAACAAGACGACCACACATCAAGAAATAATCATCTTTTTTATCTCGATAATCAAATTCTGTCAGATCAAATCCTGATGGTATAACTGCATCATAGAACTTGTATTCGGCGTTAGATACTTTTTCTGGACCCTGTAGGCCATGCATGACCGCATAGGATTCATACACTTTGAAGGGTGCATATGATGAACCATAACCAATCGATGGTTCTACACAAATTAAATCAGGATGTGCATCGGTTACAGGTTTATGTCCATTACCAAAGAATGCTAGAATGATATCATTAGGTTGTTTGCGTTTAGCAATTTCTTGGATAC